ATGCTGACTACGACTATCAGCACTGGTTCTTCGCGCCCACGCCGAGCGCGCCGTTCCCTTACGAACTGATCTATTATGAACTGCCGCCGCTTCTCGGTGACGACGTTCAAACGAACTGGTTCACGGAATACGCGCCAAACGCCTTGCTCTACGCCTCGCTTATGGAGGCCGCCCCGTTCCTCAAGAACGAAGAGATCATCCCGATCTGGCAAGGATTCTACGACAGATCCGTCGCCGCGCTGAACGGCGAAGATATCCGCCAGATTGCTGATCGTGGCATCATCCGCAGGGAGGATTAAAGGTGCCCAGTTTTACAAATACTTTCGGCGGTACAAACATTTACGCTGCGAACGTCAGCTATCGCGCCATCGCGCTGACTGCTAACGTAACGCTGACGTGGCCGACTGAAGTCGCCACCAACACCAACGTCGTTGCCTCCATCATGGACGTCACGCCGTCTGTGAGCAGCCTTACAATCCGCATGCCCGACGCTTCGCAGGCTTCGGTCGGTGAGACGGCGCTGTTCTTCAACGTCGGCGCGTTCTCGTTCACGGTCGCTGACAACAGCGGCAACACGATTCAAACGATTGCCTCCGGCGAAGCGTGGCAGATCTACCTCACCGGCAACTCGACCGTAAACGGCACATGGCGCGCGATTGAATACGGCGCCGGCACGTCCTCTCCGTCCGCGAGTGCGCTGGCTGGGGCTGGCCTTAAGGCCATCACGACGACGCTGAATCAGGCTGCCCCGACGACTCTGCTCTCGGCGGACTACACACTCACGTCTTCAGACCGCGCTCGCGTCCTCGTGTGGAACGGCGGTGCGGGCACGTTCACGATGCCGTCGGCAGCTGCGGTCGGAAACGACTGGTTTTTCGACGCGCGCAACTCAGGTTCAGGCGGTCTGACGATTGCCCCGGCTGGCGGCGAGCTCATCAACGGCCAAGCGTCTCTGGTGTTCAACCCGGGTGACAGCGCGCGGATCCTGACTGACGGCACCAGCTTCTACACGATTGGCTACGGCCAGAGCGCGCTGTTCGCGTTCGACTATGTGTCGATCAGCCTGACCGGTCAGCCCAGCCCCTACACGCTCTCGGGCACCAACCTGAACCGCGTGGCCTATCAGTTCAGCGGCGTCCTGACTGCGAACATGCAGATCATCGTGCCGAACACGATCCAGCAATACTGGGTCCGCAACACGACGACCGGAAGCTACACGCTCACCGTTAAAACTGCTGCCGGCACTGGCGTCACCGTCGTCCAGAACGGCGCGGCTATCCTGTACTGCGACGGCACGAACGTCGTCGAGGCTGACACGAACAACCTGTCGACGCCAATCGCCATCGCTCAGGGCGGTACCGGCGCCACCACTGCCGGGACGGCGCTCATCAATCTCGGCGGCACGTCGCTGGGTATCGGGATCTTTACCGCCGTCAACGCTGCCGTGGCACGCGCATCCATTGGTGCAGCTGCATCTGGCGCCAACGCGGACATCACGTCCCTCTCGGGCCTTACGACGCCAATCAGCGTGGTTCAGGGTGGCACTGGCCAGACGAGCTACACGAACGGACAGTTGCTTATCGGCAACACTACCGGCAACACGCTGACTAAGGCCACGCTGACCGCCGGCACCGGGATCTCGATTACGAACGGCACTGGCTCGATTACGATTTCCGGTACGGGCCCTGACACGTTTCCGGGCGTCGGTATCGCGTACTCCACCGGCACGGCATGGGGCACCTCTTACAGCACGAGCGGCACCGGCTTAACGGTCGCCCTCAGCGCGAACCCGGCGCTCACCGGCACGCCCACGGCTCCGACTGCCGTCGCCGGCACGAACACCACGCAGATCGCAACGACCGCCTTCGTCGTCAGCACCGCGTTCTCTGCCGCCCTTCCGGGTCAGGCAGGCAACGCCGGTAAGTTCATCACGACCGACGGCACGTCCGCAAACTGGAGCTTCGTTCCGCTTACCTCTGGGGTTTCCGGTATTCTGCCGGTCGCCAATGGTGGTACTGGCGCTTCCACGCTGACGCTGAACAACGTCATTCTCGGCAACGGCACCGGCGCGGTTCAGACGGTTGCGCCGGGCACGGTTGGCAACATCCTGCAGTCGGATGGCACGACGTGGGTGTCGACCACGCCGGGGCCGTCTGGCGCTACGCTCAGCAACGATACGACCACGAATGGCACGCGCTTCCCGATCTTCGCTGACGCCACGTCTGGCGCTGCTATCACGGTCTACACGAGCAGCCCGAACTACACGTTCAATCCGCTCAGCGGGATTTTGAAATCGAAAGCGTTCAACGCATCAAACAGCTTTTTCATCAGCGACAATACGCTTATTGAGAGCTATACGGTTGTTTCAGGACAGAACGCTATGTCTGTTGGACCCATCACAGTCCCCTCAGGGATGGCAGTGACGGTTTCATCAGGCGCTCGGTGGGTAGTGATCTAAGATGAGCACAATCAAATCAGGTACCACCAGTGGTCAGGCCATCGCCGTAACCGGTGATACGACCGGCCTGCTGGTGTTCCAAACAAATGGCAGCACCACCGCGCTCACGCTCGGTGTAGATCAGTCCGCTACGTTCGCAGGGAACGTAACCGTGACCGGTACGCTTACGGCTACTGGCGGCCTCACGGGGATATTGCCGGCTGTGAACGGTGGTACAGGACTATCTTCGTCGGGTACCGCGGGCAATGTCCTCACGTCGAATGGAACTACGTGGGTTTCGCAAGCTCCGGTTAGCGGTGCAGAACCATTTGTGTTATTCGTAAACGGCGGCAACACGGCACCGGGTGATCCCCAGTCCGCGCTTGGTATCATCTAAGGAGCAAAACATGGCCACGGCTGCTCAATACGCTTCAGTCCCAGTCTTCGGATCAGCAACGCTGTCAACGGCTGATACGTCACTCACGGCACCCACCACTGTCGGCACCGTCTTGACGGCTGGCGCATCTGGTACCCGCATCGATTATATCGACATTCAGGGCGTGGCCACGACCGTAGCCGGCCTGATCAATCTGTTTGTCTTCGATGGCACGAACTACATCCTGTGGACGCAGGTGCCTGTGCAGGCCGTCACGAGCAGCACGACTGCTCCGGCTTTTCAGGTGGTTCTGTCCAGCAACGGCAACTCGAACATCATGCCGCTGACGCTGCCTACTGGACACTCGCTGCGTGCCGCCACTAGCATTGCTCAGACGGGTGTTCGGGTCAGCGCATACGGAGGTAACTTCTGATGAACCGTGGCACTTACGGGTATCCGCTTCCGCCTAACTATGCGACGCGGGTGGCTCCTGCAACGTGGCAGCGCAGTCGCGCATTTACGACTGCAGGTGCCTTTACCTTCACGGTACCGCTGAACGTCTTTCAGCTTTATTTCATGTGCGCTGGCGCTGGCGGTGGCGGAGGCGGCGCCGGCGGTGCCAGTGGCGCGTCTGGCGCGTCTGGCGGCGGCGGTGGTGGGTTTGCTGAAGGAATTATTGATGTAATTCCCGGGCAAGTTATTACGGGAGTTATCGGTACGGGTGGCGCCGGGGGTGTTTCCAACGGAACTGCGGGATCGGCGACGAACGGTTCACCCGGAGGCACCACGTCAATTGGAACCATCGTAAGCTGCACAGGTGGCAATGGTGGCAATAGGGGCACAGGGGCGGCTACTCCGACTAGTATTGCAGGCGGGACGGGCGGCACGCCTACGGCGTCCCCAACTATTAGACAATTGTTTACACTGACCGGCGGCTCCGGCGGGGCTTTGACGCTTTCAGGAAGCGCTGGTTGCGGCATCTCCTCGGGCACTGGCGGCGGCGGCACTAATGGAAATGGTGGAGCAATTTCAGTAACTGCCGGAACCTCTGTTGCAAGGGGAGGATCGGGAGGGGGCGGTTTCTTCGGAACCGGAGGATCTTTGCTTCAGAGCCAGAATATATATATTTCTGGCGGTTCTGGAGGAGGTGGCTTCTTTGGAACCGGCGGTAACTGCTTGATGATAGGAGCTGGTCGGCAAGCGGGGGGCGCTGGCGGCGGTGGGTATAACGGATCGGGTGGCGATGCTATTTCATCAGGCACCGTTAATGTTTACGGCAGTGGAGGCGGCGGCTCTGAAAGCAACGGATCGTCTGTGTTAGCTCTTACTCAAGGCTCTACTAATGCGGGCGTGAGTGGCGGCGGCCCATTTGCGGGTGATGCCGGATGGTTTAGTGCAACCGCCGGCATTGCCCCTGTTGCGCCTAAATCGGGAGGCTCGCTCTCGGTTTTGAATGCCGACAGCGACTTCATTCTTTATATGAATAAAGTTCGCCCCCAAGGCGGCGGTGGCGCTGGAGGCGTTGAAAACGTCCCCTCTGGAGGGGGCGGCTTTGGAGGCGGTGGCGGTGGCGCCTTTGCTGGAAACGTAATTAGAGTCGCCGGGTCAGGTGGCTGGGGCGGCGGCGGCGGTGGCGGCGGAGGTGACACTAGTTGGGGTGTAACCGGCGGGTCTGGCGGATTTGGCGGCGGCGGCGGCGGTGGTGGTAGCGGTAACACCATAACTTTTTCCCCGGGAGGTAACGGTGGTCCGTGCGGCGGCGGTGGCGGCGCTGGCGTGGGCGAAATCAATCCGGGCGGTAACAATGGAGGCCGTGGTGGCTTTAGCGGCGGTGGTGGTGGCGCCAGTGGTAATGCCGGTGCCGGTGGTACAATCTCCAGTGTAGGGGGCGCAGGCGGCAACGGCTTCGTAGCCTTTGCGTGGACAGAGGGGTATTGATTATGAAATGGGCTTGGATTCAGGATGATCGCATCCGCGACATCGCGCCGGGTTCACCAACTGATTGGTACCACCCCGACGTGGCGGTCTTCTACGACACTGAAGTCCCTGACGACGCTGTGAACGGTGACGGCTGGGTCGATGGCGTTCTGGTGAAGCCTGAGCCTTACGTGCCGCCGGTGATCGAAGCCCCCGCTGAAGAAACTCCGACGGAGTAACGCGCATGTCCACGACGATCAACGGCGATACCGGGATTACGTTTCCTAACGCGTCCGTGCAGTCGGTCGCGGTATCGCAGGCGACGCCTTTCTCTGTCACGGCTTCGGCCATCGGGGGTGCTGAGATTCAGCTTCCTGAGGCAACGAACAATGGCGTGAGCTACGTCGCCTTCAAGGCTCCAAACTCGCTGGCCGGTATTACAGAGTGGACGCTGCCTGCCGCTGATGGCACGAATGGCCAGTATCTGCAGACGAACGGAACGGGGCAACTGACGTTTGCGAGCGTCTCTCCGGGCGGCACGACTGGTCAGGTGCAGATCAACAATGCCGGCGCGTTTGGGGCAATCGCTTCGGGTACTGCTGGGCACGTTCTGACTTCGAATGGCGCTGGATTGGCGCCGACGTTTGCGGTACCACCACCGCCGCCCATTGACGACGCACTGCTGTTTGCTTGGTTCCTGTCCTAATTTTCGTGAGGTGATGTGACATGTCTACTGTCGAGGTAAAGGCCGCCACAAACAAGCGAGCTTCAGGTCCGAATCCGGTCGTGCTTTACACGGTGCCGGTTGGTAAGCAGGCTGTCGTTCGCACGGTAAATATTACCAATACGACTCAGAATTCCGCTAGCGTACAGCCCGTACTCGGTCTTCGCAGGTCGGGCTCTATTACCGCGCTTTCATCGCCCACCATCGCTGACTTGGCGTCTGCAAACATGCTTACGGCGCCGATCACGATGATTTCTGGTGATGAACTGGTAACGACCGAGACGGCTGCTGACACTTTTGGGGAGGTGGTAACGGCGCTTTTCCCCGACGGAACCAATGCCGCTGGCGTAGCTATTGTTGATGGTAACACAATTATTTGTTGCAACGCGAGCGGAATTTATAGGAGCACTAACGCCGGCGGTACTTTTACTCAGGTTTCTTCTTTAGTTTGCAGCACTGCAATCGCTTCTGCGAAAATTGGGACAGATTATTTTATTTACCAGAGCACAACCTCTGCTCGGCGCTCAACTGATGGCGGCATCACTTGGACAACCCAAGCTGTAACTAACGCTCCTAATTTCGTCGGCGGAACTGGTTACCGTATTTCCGCTCCCGGTCGCATTGTATATAATGGCACAGTTTACGGAGGTCTTACGAGTGCCAGCCAGCTTTCTACTACGACAAACGGAATTACGTGGACCAATGTGGCCGCCGCATTTCCCTCTACTGTGGATTGCCTTGTCTGGAGCGGAACTCACTGGATCGCCGGTCGTAACAGTGTTACCTCAGAAATCTATCGCAGCACAGACGGGGCCTCGTGGTCGACTGTGTTAGCGAGGACTAATAATAGCGGTCAGGGGATAGGTGGCTTGGCTACGAATGGGTCAGGCGTAATCATAACGGGCAACGAAAGCGGGACTGTTATCGGGCGTAGCGCCGACCACGGCGCCACTTGGTCTGATCAAACTTTGCCATTTACTATAAGTAATACTAGTCAAAATAGTGCAGTTTTTTACATTGGGAGTAATTTTTTTATTTTTGATACCTCCACTTTAACAAACTACAGCCCTACTGGCTTGACGGGAAGTTTTTTGAGCACGGGTGCCCGGTCAATTTTTAGCCCAGCCATAGGCGATTCTTACGGCGTCAACGGAACCAACGTGTTTTACACTCGAATCGGCCTGCGCACATTCACGCTCACCATCCCCACCGCTTTCGCTGGTATGGACGTGGCCGCCGCGATCCTTGAAGTGACACCGTGACGCGGCCTTGCGTAGCTTATACTGAATCGGAGTAACCCATGCCGACAACCATCAACGCAAGCAACACCAGCGGCGGCGCGATCATCACGCCAGACGGCTCCGGCGTTCTGGAGTTGCAGTCGGGCGGCGTGACGGGGCTGACGGTTAGTGGCGCGAACGTCACGGTGGCTGGGACGCTGGCTGCGACAGGTGGTATTAACATCTCCGGCGGTATCACGGGCACGCTGCCTGTTGCCAACGGCGGTACGGGCGTCACGGTGTCTACCGGAACTGGGAGCGTGGTGCTGTCCACAAATCCTGTACTGACAACGCCTAATCTTGGTACGCCGTCTGCGCTTACGCTGACTAACGCGACGGGGCTGTCGCTCACGACGGGCGTCACGGGCACGCTGCCCGTCGCTAATGGCGGCACGGGCGCGACGACGCTGACGGCTAACGCTGTGCTTATAGGTAACGGCACGTCTGCGGTAACGGCAGTTGCTCCGGGGACTGCGGGCAATCTGCTGACCAGCGACGGGACGGCTTGGACGAGCGCGGCTGCTCCATCAAACGTCGTCCAATACCCGCAGAATATCCAGTCAGCCGACTACACGCTGGTTCTCGGTGACGCTGGCAAGCAGATATTTCACCCGGTTGCTGACACATCAACGCGCACATACACCATTCCTGCAAACGCCAGCGTTGCGTTTCCTATAGGTACTGTGGTGCTGTTTACGGTGGAGAATGGCGGTAGGCCGGTCACCGTTAGTATTACAAGTGACACGCTTGTTTTTGGTTCAGGGACAACTGGGTCATTGGCGGTTCCTGCCAACAACACGCTTATGGCTATTAAAGTCACCGCTACAAAGTGGATGGCTAATTACTTGTACCAAACAGGCTCTGCCGGTCAAATTGTGCAAAGCATTGCTGTAGGACACAACACAACTCCCTTTGTTACGGCATACCCGTGGTCTGGTTCTGGTTTTGGCACAAAGTTTACCAATCCCGGTACGCTGCCAACTGGCGATGGCTACGGCGTAGCGTTTAGCCCTGCTGGCGACGCCGTCGCGGTGGCGCATCAAACATCACCCCGCATCTCGGCCTATCCGTGGAGCGGTAGCGGCTTCGGCACTAAATATACCAATCCAGCTACACTGCCGGCTGACGATGGGCGCGGCGTAGCTTTCAGTCCCGCCGGCAATGCCATCGCCGTAGCGCACATTTTAACCCCCTTTGTTACGGCATACCCGTGGTCTGGTTCTGGTTTTGGTACTAAGTTCACCAACCCAGCAACACTGCCCGCTGGCAATGGCCTCGGCGTAGCCTTCAGCCCCACAGGCAATGCTATAGCCGTGGCACATGAAACGTCTCCCTTCGTCACAGCATACCCGTGGTCTGGTTCTGGCTTTGGTACTAAGTTTACCAATCCAGCTACGCTGCCAGCTAGCACTGGTAACGGCGTAGCGTTCAGTCCTGCGGGAGATGCCATCGCCGTAGCGCACGCCACCACACCCTTCATCACCGCCTACCCTTGGTCTGTCTCTGGCTTCGGTACGAAGTTCACCAACCCAGCTACACTGCCGACTGACCGTGGTTACGGCGTAGCGTTTAGTCCTGCGGGAGATGCCATCGCCGTAGCGCAAGAGAACTCACCCTTTATCAATGCCTACCCTTGGTCTGGTTCTGGCTTTGGTACTAAGTTCACCAACCCCGGCACACTGCCGACTGGCAATGGATATGGCGTAGCGTTTAGTACCACTGGCAATGCCATCGCTGTGGCGCACGCCACCACCCCCTTCGTCACAGCATACCCGTGGTCTGGTTCTGGCTTTGGTACTAAGTTTACCAATCCAGCTACGCTGCCAGCTAGCACTGGCATTGGCGTAGCGTTCACAATCGGCACATAACAGTAGGCACCCATGCAATACACACAACTCCCTATCGCCTACAAATACGACACCCTTGCGGACGCTATTTACGCCCGCGAGGTGGAGTATTTCCATTACGACTTCGACCGCACAAACTTCGAGCATCTGTTGGCCAACGCCACGGACAACGAGTTTGCGGCCAATGTCGCAGAGCGCCTCGATGCTACCCGCAAGCAGATGGCTAACGTAGCGGCTGTGATGGACGCGCTAAAGTCGCAGATCGACGATCAAGCGGAATACGAGGCGGCGGTGGTTCGCGTTACCGCCAAGCGCAAGGCAAAGGAATCCGAGGGATGAACCTCTATTACGTCCAAGCCAACGGTGACACGTTCGTCCGGCACATCCATGATGTCGAGCCGACGCGCTGGGACAACGATAACTATTGCCGCGTGGCTAAGCTGACGCCTGAGCAGGTCGTGCATTTCGGCGTGCATCAACTCAAGCTGGTTACGCCGCCGTACTTCGATCCTGCGACGCAAGCCCGTGAGCATGGCCCGGCGCTGCTGATCGACGGCGTGTGGACGCAGAACTACATCGTGACGGACCTCGGCCCGGACGAATCAGCGGCAAAGGTTCATGAGCAATGGACCGTGATCCGCGCTGAGCGTAACAAGCTGCTGGTCGCATCGGACTGGACGCAGGTCGCAGACGCGCCCGTGGACGCCGCAGTGTGGGCAGTGTATCGTCAGTCTCTACGGGACATTACCACGCAGCCTGACCCGTTCAACGTCGTCTGGCCTGCGATGCCCGCGTGATCTGTCGAGGATAATCACGACATGCTCGTACCCGTAAACGTCAGATCAGAGGCCGGCATCAAGCGCGACGGCACGAAGTTCGAGGGGAACTTCTACGTCGACGGGCAGTGGTGCCGGTTTCAGCGCGGGCTGCCGCGTAAGATCGGCGGCTATCGGCAGATCAGCAATTTCGCTGAGGGCGTCGTGCGCCAGTTTCACCTGCAGGCGCAGAACAATTTCACCTACACGCACATGGGCTACGGCACCGGGCTGCAGCGCATGACCATCGACAATCTCGGCAACACGAGCTCCGTCACGGACCGGACGCCTACGACCTACGTGGGTGGCCCTGAGTTCATGTGGCAGTTCGATGCCCTGTATGACGGTGCTGGGAGTGCGACGGCGCTGATCGCCCATGCGGTCAATTCGGCGGACGACATTTCCACTGACGGGATCTACTCAGCCTACATCGGGGACGTCATCGGCACGGCGCCCCTGACGCCAATCCCGACATCCGGCGTCTCGGGCGGCGTTGTGGTGCTGCACCCGTATCTATTTATGTTTTCCTCGAACGGGTTCGTGAAGTGGTCTGACGCGAACGACCCGACGAACTTCGTGACAGGCGACGCGGGCGACGCGTTCATTTCATCCTCGAAGATCGTCAAGGGCCTGCCGCTGCGTGGCGGTGGTCAGAACCCGGCGGGTCTCTTCTGGACGCTCGATAGCCTGATCCGCACGTATTACACGGGTGGCCCGGAGGTGTTTGCGTTCGACACGATTAGCTCGTCGTCGTCGATCATCGCGGCCAACAGCGTGATCGAGTATGACGGCATCTACTTCTGGGTCGGTGATGGCCGCTTCATGATGTACAACGGCGTCGTTCGCGAAGTGCCTAACAACATGAATATCAACTATTTCTTCGACGGGCTGAACCTGCCGTTCGCGAACAAGATTTTCGCCTACAAGGTGCCGCGCTTCGGGGAGATCTGGTGGTGCTACCCGCGCGGCGAAGCAACCGAATGCACGCATGCGGTGATCTATAACTTCCGCGAGAATACGTGGTACGACACGCAGCTGCCGAATGCCGGGCGCTCTGCGGGTATCTACTCAGGCTCCCTGAACGAGCCGATTCTTGCCGGCATCGACCCGATCAGCCCGGGCGTGCCTGACATCCGTATAGCGCAGAACGATGATACCCGCATCACGGAGGACAACCAGATCCGCGTCGTGAGCAACGGGCCGACGCGCTATAAGATCTGGCAGCACGAGTTCGGCGTCGACGAGATCGACGGCGCTCAGATCAATGCGGTCGAGAGCTTCTTCGAGACCGGCGACATCGCGCTTATCGTCTCGGATCCGCCGAAGAACCGGGCGATCCACGTCGAGATGATGGAGCCTGACTTCGTGCAGGCCGGCGACATGACCGTGCAGATTACGGGCCGCATCAACGCCCGGGCGCCTGAGGTTTCGGGTCCGCTGCGGACGTTCCCGGCAGTGCCCGCTGATAAGTATGAGCAGCAGGTGTTTTTCAAGGAACAGCGCCGCGAACTTCGTTTCCGCTTTGCGTCGAACACGGTGGGCGGCAATTACCAGATGGGGCAAGTTATCGTTCACATTGAACCGGCTGATGGCAGGTATCAGAGCTAATGTTGAAGCGCGTCACGACGACCATCGATCCGCGTATCGTCGACAACGTGGTGGACTGGGCGGACTTCATGTTCCCCTCCATCGAGGACTTCGGCGTGGCGGTCCGCCTCATGGACGAAAGAGATTGGAAAAACTGGGCCTCTGGGTTATCAAGTATCGCGTCCCTCGCCGAGCTTGGAGTTCCCAATGCGTATCAGTTTGACGATTGGCGCGAATGGGCGATGCGTTTCAACGACGTGATTAGTCAGGGATCGTAGGACGATGGCTCTCACACAGGAAGAAATGGCTGGTCTGACAGCCGCAGCGGCTCTGATGCAGCAGCGCGCCCAGAGTGGGGTTAACACTCCCGGTGGCCTCACGGTTGGGCAGGCGGGGCAGCTAAGCGCTGCCGGTTCTGGCATGGCGGGATCGCTCTACGATTATGCTCAGACTGCACCGGTTCTGTCCCTGAAGGGCAACACGGAATACGAAAATCTTAACTTCCAGCCGCTGCCGGGGCAGACGTACCGTCTCATGGTGAATGGTCAGGAAGCTGGGCGCGCCAACACCCCTGAGGGGGTTGCGAGTTTGGTTTCGGCTGCTAATCTAGCGTCTGAGCAGGGCGGCAAGCAGGCTGACGTTCGACTTCAGAGCGCAGAAAAAGCGTTTATTGACGGCGAAGTTAAGGCTGTCTTTGCTGATACCTACGTAAATGCTGCCAACAACAATGGCTTTCTTGACATTGCGATACCTGTTGCGCTGGCGGTCATGGGCGGCGTCGCGCTCGGCCCCTTGATCTCTGGAACAGCGATTCCGGCTACTGCTACAACGGCTGCGACGGTTAAGGCCACGGCTCTTGGCCTCGCTGCGGGTGCGGGCATTGGCTCTACCGCTGGCAACCTTTTAGTTGGGCAACCTCTTGATGAATCACTTGTAAGGGGGCTTACCACTGCGGCAACTGCGTATGGGGGCGCCGGGCTTGGCCCAGTGATTGGAGGCGGCAGCTTTGGTGTTGGGGCTGGCGCAGCTGGTGCGAATTTCGCGGCTAACATTGCTCAGGGTAAATCGCTTGAAGACGCATTAAAATCTGCTGCAATTTCAGGTATTGCCGCTGGCGGTGCAAATGAACTTTTTGGCGGTGGCGTATCAAAAAATACCCCGACGAACTCCGGCACGAACGTGGATGTTTCAGTACCGCCCACTACCAATCTTGGCGCCGGTATTGGTGGTACAGGCTTTGAAGACGCTATTCAAACGGTGCTGGGCTCCCGCATAGTTCCTGCCTTGACCGCGGGCATTGGAGGCGCCGCTGGGGCCACCGTAATGGACATTGGCAGTGATCTTACTAATCAGTCTAATGCGAATCGGATGTTATTAGATTTTTATGACAAGCTGACGCCGGCAAGCATGGGCGGTCGCGATATTTATAACGCATTTAAGGACGGATACCCTGAGGGGTTTCGCCTTAGTAACGCTGGGCAACTTACTGACAAGTTTTATAACATATTATCAGATGGCGTGATACCCGGAAGTCAGGCGTCCTTAGAACTTGCATCGTTTTTAAAGGCCAGTAACTTCCTTCCCGGGAGTGCGCAGACCCTAAACTATTTTGGGCTTCCCGATGCTGCCACTGAGGCTGCGCAACTCGCGGCACAGAACGCGACAAACCAAGCTGCGGAAC